TACGGAGTCTCTAACATATTCATGATGGATAGTGGTAAAGGAGGTGGTCTCAATAACGAGGGCATGCAAATCCTTGTCACTAACAGGGCTGTTGAGTTTGGGCAGAAACTCTACGGCCGTGACATATTCCCTAGGATGTTCCAAGAGATGGGAGTCACTGATTGGGAGATGACACTATATCCTAATGAAGAAGAAGACGACGTCACTCGTCTACGACGAGATGAGATGGAAGTCAACATCGCTCAACGCATGGCACAACTCGGATTCCAGCCCGAACTTACGGAAGACGCAGGTCGTGACATACGTTTCCACTATAAACAGCCGGAGCCACAGCAACAAATGGGCGCGGCCCCACCTGGCGGTGCTCCTCAACAAGCGCCTCCAGCAGGGGCTGCCCCACCTCCACCACCAATGCCTCCACCAGGAGCCATGCCGCCAGGCGGAGCGCCTATGATGCCACCTCGTAGAGGTATGGCACAAGGGGGTGCACAAGCACCACCGCCCACCCAAGCACCGCCTACACAGGCAATGATACCTGGCGCTGACAGAGCCATGAGGGCTCAGACAGTCGCAGGTCAACCACCAAGAGTTCGCTCTAGAGGCAATGAGATAATGACCATGGAGAAAGCGGCAGGTTTGGGCGAG